GGGCTTGACGTTCCTCGGCAGCCCGGTGGTCCTCACCGACCGGCTCCCGAGCGGTGCGGACTCGACGGGTGCGGTCATGGCGCTGTACGGCAACATGGCCAACAGCTCCTACTACGGCGTGCGGCAGGGCATCGAGATCGCCTCCAGCGATCAGGTGAATTTCCTCAGCGACCAGACCGTGATTCGCGCGGTGGCCAGGGTTGCAATCGCGCATCCGAACCTGGGCACCTCGACCGTCGCCGGTCCGGTCATCGGCCTCGTTGGTGCGTGAGCCTGACGGCTTGACGTGATGTGCAAACTGGGCGGGCCGCTCCACGACGGGGCGGCCCGCTCTCTTTTTGCGAGGTCTGCATGATCGTGCGTGTGGGTGGAACCGAAGCCGACGTTCGGGTGGAAGCCGTAATGAGCGTCCCTCGGCTCGGGTTCATGTCAAACTTCTACACATGGGCTCAGGCGCTCATGCCCCTCGGCATTCGGCCGACGATGATGCAGGGGGCGTTTTGGTCCCAGTGCCTGTCGAGGGTCTGCCAAAAGTTCGTAGACAAATGCGAGTACCTGCTCGTTATTGATTACGACAGCGCGTTCAGTCGTGACGACCTCGAACAGTTGTTCGCCCTGGCCATGACGTTCCAGTGCGACGCGCTCGCTCCGCTGCAAACCAAGCGGGAGGACGGCAGGCCGATGCTCACCTTGCGAGGCACGCTCGACAACCCGCCCGAGGGCGGCACGACAACGCTGCCAAGGGAGTGGTTTGCCGAGCCTGTCCAGGAAGTGGACACAGCGCACTTCGGCTGCACCATCCTGAGCACGGCCGCTCTGAAGCGGTGCAAACTTCCGTGGATGCAGGAACTGCCCAACAGCGACGGCACCTGGGACGAAGAGCCGAGGACGCCGGGCGATCCAAACTGGCGACCCCGGCGAGATGCCGACATCGCATTCTGGGTCAATTGGAGAGAGAGCGGAAACCGTGTGTTCGTCACGCCACGGGTGTGCATTGGGCACGGCGAATACGTCTTCACATGGCCCGGCAAAGACCTTGGCAAGCCCGTCTATCAGCACGCCACGGAATACTGCAACACGATGACGAAGCCCGAAACTGCATGGAGCGTGCCCCAATGACGAAACTGAAGATGCTGCGTTCGTTCCGAAGCTACCGCCCCGGCCAGGTCGTGGAGATCCCCGGCGGCTTGGCGGCGGAACTGATCGCCAAGCGGTTCGCGGTGGAGGACCGGCAGCAGGAGTTGATCGAGACGGCCGCCGTCGAGCACGACGTGGAGACGGCCGACGCCACGCCCAAGCGGAGACGCAAGAAGTGAAGTACCGCAGCCTCAGCCGCCAGACGCCCCCCGCCGTGGAGCCCGTGACGCTCTCCGAGGCGAAGGCCCATTGCCGCATCGACGGCAACGCAGACGACGCCTACGTTGCCAGCCTCATCACGGCGGCCCGCGAGTGGTGCGAGCAGTACCTCGACCGCACGCTCGTCTACACGCAGTGGGCGATGAGATTCGACCGATTCCCCACGTCGGGCATCGAGGCGATTGAGTTGCCCCGCCCGCCTATGGCCGTCGCTGGCACTGCCACGGCTGTGTCGCTCACGTTCACGACGGACAGCGGCACGACAGGCACCTACGCCGTCGAGCAGTTCCGCGTGGATCGCCAATCGACGCCGGGCACGGTGCTCCCGATCTACGCGGGCACCTGGCCGCCGCACCGGATCGACGCCGGTGCGCATGCCGTGACGTGGTGGGGCGGCTACGGGGCCAGCGGCACCGACGTGCCCGCCGCGATCCGCCACGCCATCTTGATGCTCGTTGGCATGTGGTTCGAGCGCCGCATGGCGGCCGACTCCATGAGCGGCGACGAAATCCCGTTCGGCGTGAAGTCGCTTCTCGACTCGCAGCGATGGGGCTCCTACCGATGATCGACCCCGGCAAGCTCCGCGAACGCATCACCGTCCAGGTCGCCAGCGGCAGCACCAATGCCCTCGGCGAGACGGTGCTGGCGTGGAGCGACTCCTCGGCAGTCTGGGCGAGCGTGGAAGGCGTGAGCGCCCGCGAGGCGTTGCTGGCCGGGCAGCAGGAAACGAGCGTCACGCACCGACTGCGGCTGCGGTATCTGCCGGGCCTCACTCAGCAGATGCGGTTTGCATGGCGGGGCCGCACGCTGGAAATCGTGAGCCTGCTCGAACACGGCAACCGCAGCGAGCACGAGGCTATTTGCCAGGAGCGCCGGGATGGCTGAAGAGACGGGCATCCGGCTGACGGCAAACATCCCCGGCCTGGAGGATGTTCGTGAGCAGTTCTTGGCGTTCGGCAAAAACTACGCGGCAAAGTACATCGCCTCGGCTCTGAAGAACGCAGCAGAAAAAGGTGGCACGCGGGAGGCTCTCAAGAACGCCACGCCCCGTGGCCGCACCGGAAACCTCAAGCGATCGGTGGCAGTCAAGACCAAGCGCTACGTTCGCCAAGGCACTGGCGTTGCGATCATCGGCTACAAGTCGGGCCGGAAGATGAACGAGCCATACGACAACACGAAGCTCGGCTACCACCAGGGGCTCGTGGAGTTTGGCACGAAGGAGCGGTTTCGCCGCACCGAGGCGGGCCTGCGAGTTTCCACCGGCAAGATGCCAGTGGGCGGAAGTTATGGCCGCCCGCCTGTTCGCACGGCGTGGCAACTGACCCGCAGTCGCGTTGAGGGCATGATCGTCGAGGAAATGAAAAAGGCACTTGAGGCGGCAGCCCGCGAGATGGCCGCCTACATCAAATCCCGCCAAGGGCCATTCTGATGAAATCCCCCGAGATGGTCCTGCGAAACGCCCTGCTTTCCAACGCCGCCTTTACTGGGCTGGTCGGCAGCCGCATCTACCCGCTGCGGTACGTCGGCCCCTCGCCCGTGCAGTTCCCGCTGGTGATTTGGCGGCGGGCCAGGATTCTGCGTGAGCAGACCCTGGTCGGCCCGGTCGGCGTGCCCCGCGTCAGCGTTGAGTTTTACGTTTACGCCGAGACCTACACCGGAGCGCGAGAGGTGGCCGACGCCATGCGTGTCGTTCTGGATGGGTACGGGGGAACTTTTGACAATGTGGAAGTGAAGCAGGCTTCGCTAGAGGACGAGTCGGACGATCTCGTTTCTCTCGAAGGGGCAGAGACTTCGCTGTATTCCGTACTTCAGACCTACGACATTCGCTGGCAGGAGACTTAACGCATGGCCTCGACGCCCCATGATTCGACCGGCACCACGTTCACCTTCGCCGGTACTGGCTACACGGTGACGAGCATCACCTACTCGCTCAACGACGTTTCTGGTGGCGATACCATCGACATCTCGCATCTCGGCCTGACGGCTGGCAGCAGCGTCTTGACTCAGAGCCGCCCGCTTCAGGGCTCGGCTACGGATACGGGCCGCGAGGTGTCGATTGAGTACATCGGCAACAGCGTCATCACGGACGGCGCTAGCGGCACCCTGGCGATCACTGGCGGGATCTCGCTCTCGAAGGCCGCGACTGTGGCTTCGTCAAGCGTGACGCTCGCCGTGAACGATGTCATCAAGGGCTCGGCGACGTTTAGGGTTGCCCGCTAAGTCACGGGAGGTTTTCCCGTGGCGTCGTACAGCGCAGGCATCAGCGTCAGCTTCAACGGCACTCCCTTTGCGGAGGTCGTGGGCCTTTCGTGGACTTGGGGCGGTGGCCTCCCCAAGGGCCGCAGTGCCGTCTGGACAGACGACGCCGGGAGCGTCAGCGTCGAGACGATTGGCGGCACCTCTACTGGCTTGTATGGCACGGTGGGCTCGCTCGCCATTTCTGGCGGCGGCATGGGCTTGACGTGTGATGCATGCTGCACGTCAGTCGGTGCGGCGGCTGAACTCAACGGAGTGACGCGCTACACCTTCGAGTTCAAGATCATTCAGTAGAGGAACGCATGGCACTCACGAAAGAGCAAATCCTGGCAGCGGACGACCTGGGCCTGCTTGAGATCAAGGTGAAGGAATGGGGCGGCAGCGTCTTCTGCCGTGTGATGAGTTGCGGCGAGCGCGACGCCTACGAAAACGATTGGGTGCTGAACAAGGCCAAGGGTGTCGAGAACTTCCGCACGAAGTTCCTGGCGAAGTGCCTGTGCGACGAGAAGGGGGAACGGCTCTTTACCGACGCCGAGGTTGAGCAGTTGGCGAAAAAGTCGGCCAAGGTGATGAGTCGCGTCTGGCAGAAGGCGATGCAGCACAACGCCTTGACCGAGGCCGACGTGGAAGAGTTGGGAAAAGGCTAAACGTCCGGCCTACACGGCGCTTCCTCTTCCGCCTGGCCGGGCACCTGAAGATGACAGTGGGCGAACTCTGCCAGCGCATGGACTCGCGCGAGCTCGCAGAGTGGGTTGCGTTCACACGCTATTACCAGCCACTGCCCGACCCGTGGCGGCAGACGGGGCTGCTAGCCTCCGCATCCCTTGCGCCATACTGCCCAAGAGGACGCACGCCCAAGGCGGAAGACTTCGTGCCCATTGATCGTGCCCCGCAGCACGACCTTCAGATTCTCGAAGCGCTCGAACGGATGAAGGCCGATTTGGAAGGCTGACTATGGCAACAACAATCGGCCTCGGCGTTCAGTTCACGGCGAACGCCAACGGCATGACGAAGGGGCTGGCGCAGGCCGAGCAGGCCATGCGCCAACTGGCCCGCCAGGCCGGTGACGCCACCAAACTCTTCTCGACGTTCGCCAGTTCCAGTGCCGCCGCCGCCGCCGCGCAGCAGCAGATCGCCACCGACATCGCCTTTCTGAATAGCGCGCTGAAGACGGGCCAAGTCACGGCTGACCAGTACGCGGCGGAAATGCTTGCGATCACGCAGGCCGCGCAGGCCCAGGCGGCAGCGTTTGCGGAGGGGGTGGCGATCACCGAACAGCAGGCCACCGCCGAAGAAAAGCGGGCGGCCAAACTGGAACGCCTCGCGCAGTTGCTCGAGCAGGGGGCGATCTCGGAAGAGACCTTCGCCCGCGCGTCAGCGGATGCGTCTGGGGCCAACGCTGCCGCAGCCGAGGCCGAGGAGGCCCGCGCCAAGGCGTTGCAGCGTGCCGCGCAGATTACGCAGGCGAACCTCACGCCGCAGGCTAAGTACGACCAAGAGGTGCTCGAACTCAAGGACCACCTCGACGCTGGCCGCATCTCGCAGGAGACGTTCAACGCCGCGCTCGCCAAGGCCACGGCATCATTCGTGAAGGCCGAGTCCGCAGCCAAGGGCTACGACAAGGCGGCAGACGCTGCGGGGGATGGCGGCAACCTGAAGTTCAACGAACTCTCGGGCATCCTGGCTGCCTTGCCCGGCCCGATTGGTAACGTGGCTGGCCGCCTTTCTGGGCTGTCGAGTGCAGGCGAGGGGCTGGGCCGTGTCTTTTCCGGCGGCATCTCTCAGGGGCTGTCGAGCATCGGCACTTCCGTGGCTGGACTCGTCAACCCGTTCACGGTCGGCATTGCAGCGGTGGCCGGGTTTGGTGCCGCTGCGGCTGGCGTGGCCGGTGGGCTAGTCGAGCTCGAAGACCGCGTGGAGAAACTTGGCAACCTAGCCGACCAGCTGGGCATCGAATTCGAGTTCATGCAGGTCATGGAGGAGGCTGCCAATAGGTCTGGCGTTTCCGTCGAAACGCTTGCCGGTTCAATGACTCGGCTGCAAAAGACGCTGGCGGGCGCGGACGAAGAGAGCAAGGCGGCAGTATCTGCTCTGGATCGCCTGGGCATCTCCGTTGGCGAACTCAACGGCCTTTCGCAGGAAGACCAGATTCGCCTAATCGGAAGCAGGCTTTCGGAGATTGAAGATCCTGCTCAACGCACGGCGGCCGCGATGGCCCTTTTTGGCAAGAGCGGCGCGGCCCTGCTGCCGTTCTTCAAGAACCTGGACCCGGCCGCCAGCGACCTTGAAAGATTCGGCAAGGTGCTGAGCGCGCTGGATCGCGGCAGGGTGGACGATTTTGGTGCTGGCCTCGACGCCTTGCGTGTTGCCACCAAGGGACTCAAGACTGACCTGCTGCTGCCGTTCGCTGGTCTTGGCGAAGGCATCGCACAGGGCGCAACTGAATTCATTGGTGGGATCAGCGCAATCGTGGAGCCGATCGGCCAAGTGTTGGAGCCAGCGTTGAATATCATCGGCGCAGCGTTTGAGGTGCTCGGGGCAACGCTTGGCACGGTCGGCCGTATTATCGGCGCAGTGTTTGAGCCGCTTGGCACCATCTTCAGTCGCATCGGTATCTCCGTCGATGGCTTTGTGGACGGCATCACAAGCGTCATTCGCGGCTTTGGGGATGCTGCGGTGGCGGCTACGGAATGGCTTGTTTCCTTCTCGCCCATTGGCGTGATCGCCGACAACATCGGCGTGATCGGTGAAACGATTAGCCGACTCGCCACGATCATCGGCACGGCGTTCACCCAGGCGGCGCAGTATGTCAGTGGGCTGGCCTCATCGTTCGCGGAGTTCATCGGCCTCGGCGGTGCCATTGAGAGCATTGGCACCGTCATCAACGCAGTGTTCGGCAGCGTCTCGTCTGTGTTCAGCACGATCTCGGAAGCAGTCGGCGGCACGGTCGGCCGCCTGCTGACGATTGCCGAAAACTTCCTTGGCATTGAGCGAACCGCCCAAGACGCTGGCGAAGCCGTCGAGCAGGCTGTCGAGTTCACGCCGCCCGAGGGATTCAACGACTACGAGAAGGCCATTCAGGACTCGCGTGCGGCCATCAACGCCGCTATCGCTGAATCGGCAGAGTTTGGCCAGGCTGGCTTTGACGCTGCCCTGCAATTCCAGACGGCACTGGAGCAGCTGAAGGCCCAGGCCGACGCGGGCATTCTCAACGAAGAGGCATACCGCCAAGAGATCGCAAAGGCGACCGACGCCTACAAGTCGCAGATTGACACGATCAAGGAAGCCCAGAAGGCAGAGGAAGAAAAGATCGCCGCAGCCGAGCGGGCGGCAGCGGCTGTGATTGCCGCAGATCAAAAGCGTGCCGATTCGTTTATAGAGTCGCAGGGACTCGGCGGCGAAGATCCGCGAGTGAAGGCCGCCGAAGACCTCCTGGCGATCACCCGCCAAATCGACGAGGCCGAAACGGCGATCGTGGATGCCCGCGCCGCTGGCGATAGGGCCGCCGAGCAGGCAGCCCTGCGACGGCTCGCCGTCTTGGACCAGGCCCAGGCAGCCGCTCAAGAAGTGGTCGAGGTGGGGTTCAGCACCAACGACGCCAACAGGGCGATCGAAGAAGTGCAGGCCAGTCTCGACGAAGCCTTCACGTTTGACAACTTCCAGATCGCACCCGATGCGTTCAATGCGGCACAGGCCGAGTTGCAGTCGCTCCAGCAGCAACTGCTTGACGGCAGCATTGATCCAGAGACCTACCGCATGGCGGCCGACGAACTCCGTGCGGGTTTTGAGGATGCGGTACAAGAGGCGGAGAAGCTCGGCGAGTTGCAACTGAAGTATGCGGAGGCTGCCGCAGAGATCGACCAAGAGAGACTCGACAAGCTCGCGAAGGTTTCGCAGGAGCCGCTCAAGATCGAGGACGTGCGAACGTCGGCCGGTGCGTCGGAGTTCCTGCGGCTCGCGTCGGGCAGACAAGATCCTGCGGTCGAGGAATACCGCAAGCAACTCACGAAGCTCGACGAGATCAAGAAGGAAATCGCCAAGGTTGGCGGGACCGTGGAAATCGTAGGTGCCTAATGGCCGTTCTCTCTTACCGCGAAATCCTGCCGCGCACGTTCTCGCACAAGTTTGGCGAAAGCCCAACGGCCGAGATCAAGTACGCCCTCACGCTCGACGGCGCGACGAGCACGCAGAACATCCTTGGGGCAATCGGCATCTTTCACGGGGCCGCCCACCCCGAGTATGCGTACCTGCTCTGCCACAACGGGCAGGTGAACGAAACCGACCGCTTCCATGCGGAGGTCACCTACAGCTACGAAGTACCGAAAGAGCACGACTATGACGCCAACCCGCTCGCGCGGGCTGATATTTGGTCGTTCTCCACCGGCGGCATTTCGGTCCCGACGTTTCGCTACTACAACGGCAACGGCAACAACGACATCAAGACGCTCACGAACACCGCTGGCGACATCATCGAAGGGGCGCAGACCATCGAGGGCGAGTTGCGGCTGTCGATCGCAGGCAACCGCGCAGCGTTCCCGGTCGCCCAGGCAGTCGCCGTCACCGGGGCTGTGAACTCCGATTCGTTCCTGGGGGCTTCGGCCCACCAGTGGATTTGCAACGGCATCAGCGGCCAGCCCGCCACCGAAGTCGTGAACGGCGTGGAAGTGAAATACTGGCAAGTCACCGCCGAGCTCTCGTACAAGGCGAGCGGCTACAAGCTCTTCCTGCCTAACGCCGGGTGGAATTACCTGGAAAGCGGGCAGAAAAAGCGGGCCTACGTCATCGACAACGAAAGCGGCGACAAGGTTGCCAGTGCCAATGTCGTGGCGCTTACGGAAAGCGGGGCGATCAAAACATCGGGCGAACCGATCATTCTTGATCGCCGCGTAAACCCCGCAGTGGCGTTCGCCACCTACTTCGGCACGCCGCCGTTCTAAGGTGACGCATGGCCCAGAAACCAGACGGCAGACCTGCCCGCACTGAGCGCGTGACCTTCACGCGGCCCGCTGCGGAGCGGATCGCCAAGGTGGTGCGAACCGTCGAGGCGGGCGACCGAGACCAGGCGGGGCTGACGTTTGGCAACCGCGTCACCGGCCCTTCGGGCAAGGCGTTCCGCGTGGCGACGTTCACCGGCGCGTGGTCGATCAACTCCGCAAAGACGGTGACGCTGCGCGGCTCAACGGCAACGCTGTCGGCCGTGAATCTCTTTTTGGACCTGCCCGCAAACGGCCAGCGCAATTGTGCGGTCGCCAAGGACGGCACCGCGTGGCACCTGATCCAGTGGCAGTGGGACGTTTCCACCGCTCTCAGCAGCGCCACGCTCGGCGGGTCGCTGGAGTTTGGCCGGATCAATGTGCCTTCGCTGGGAACCGCCTCGACTGTTTCCATCTCCGTCACCACCTGCTCAACGGCAACGGCTACCGCATGACGCTTGTGAACCAGGGTGGAAAGTTGCTGCTGCGAAACAGCGCGCTGGCCACGACGCAGGCGTGTTGCTGTAATAAATGCTCAGGCCCGTGCGACACCAGTTGCTATGTCGCCTATTGCTGCTCGTCTGACGGCCTGTGCGGCCCCAATGGCGACGGTTGCGCCGATTTCCTTGGCTGCCAAGAACGATGGAACGCGCCTGCGTTTTTCGCGACAGGTGCGGAAGCTCAGGAGTTTGCCGACAGCTTCAACGCCGACAATCCCTCTTGGCAGTTTGGCTGCGGTATGTATGTTTTCACTTCGCAAGAACTCGGGTTTGAGTGCCCGCCAGAGAAACAGTCGAACCCGTGCCCCGAAGGGTGCGAGTGCGTGGATGGGCAGTGCGTTCCAAATCTTTTGCCATGATTACTTGCCCCAAAGAACACTTAGCCGCCCGCTGCCGCCAGCGCGGCTACACGCTGGACGAAGTGCGGCCGTGCATCGTCAGTGAAGACGGCGACCAGATCACCGTAGATGAGACGCACAAGGCGTACCCGCGCGAGCCAAAGCCGGGATTCGTGCCGCCGGTCGCAAGGCCAGTGCAACCGCCGCAGCCCCCAGCCCCGACGCACGGCCCAGGCACCGAGTTGAAGAAACTCCTGAAGCGTGTCGGCATCACAGCCTCGCCTACCTGCTCGTGCAACGCCCGCGCCCGCAGGATGGACGAGGAGGAGGCCCGCGAGCCCGGTTGGTGCGAAGCCCATCTCGACGAGATCGTGGGCTGGCTCCGCGAGGAGGCGACGAAGCGGGGGCTGCCGTTCGTTGACATGGCCGGTAGGGTGCTGGTGAAGCGGGCGATCAGCAACGCCCGCAAAGCGGAGGCCCGCCGTGCCAAGGAAGCCCAGCCAGCCGAAAGCGGCCCGGCCTAACCTCGCCGAGCTCGACTACGAGGACGACGACGCCTCGCCGCCCTTCACCTTGGACGACGACGGCAACATGGTCCTGCGGCGTTCTGCGAAGCCCAAGCCGAAAGGGAAGCCCCGTGGCAAGAAAGCCGACAAGCCTGCTCGATGACGTGCTGGCTCGGACGCGGAACCGCAGCCCCGGGTTCGGGACGTGGTTCGAGCGGCTGCCCGCCGAGGCCCAGGCGGAACTGGAAGCGGTGCGGGCTTCGTTCGACCACGCGGCACACCAGAAGACAGCGTTCGCTCGTGCGATCATCGAAGCCGCACGCGAGCGCGGCTGGAAAACAAGCGGCTTGCAAGGAGTGATCCAGTGGCTAAACGGAAAACGCTAGCGGCCGAGGTGGCCGATTCGCTCGCCAGCACCTCGCAGCTCGCGGCCGACGCCGAACTGGCCCGGCTGCGGGCCGAGGTGGCGTCATACCGAAAACGGTATGACGCGGCGTTGAAGCAGATCGACGCCGAACGCGAGCGGGCTGATTCACTCGTCACGCTTCAAGGCATCAAGCCGAAACGCCGCCCCGTCGCCAAGAGCGGCAAAGGGAAGAAGCACGCCGCGACGATGCTGCTCATGCTCTCGGACGTGCATTGCGAGGAGCGAGTGACGCCGGAGACGGTCAATGGCGAGAACGACTTTTCGCTCGACGTGTGCGACTCCCGGCTGGCTGAACTGGAGCGACGTTTCTTTCTGATGCTCGACCATGAGCGGCAGTTGGCCGACGTGCGCCGCGTCGTCATCTGGCTTGGCGGCGACTTCATTACCGGGCATATCCATCCCGATTGCGTCGAGGTCGCCCAACTCACGCCGCCCAACGCGACGCGGTGGATTGGCGAGCGGCTGCGGGGTCTCATCGACTCCATCGCGGCGAAAGTCGAGAGCGTGGTCGTGGCAACGAACGCTGGCAACCACGGGCGGTCTACGGAAAAGAACCGAATCGCGACGGAGCTTGACCATTCGTGGGAACAACTCATGTACCACACGCTGCGGCGTGAGGAGCGAAACGAAAACGTCGAGTGGCAGATCGCCACCGGGCATCTCAACTACCTCGACCTCGACGGGTTCGTGATCCGCACGACCCACGGCCACAGTATTCGCTACTCCGGCGGCGTCTACGGTCTTGCCCTGCCCGCCAGCAAAGCGATCGCAGCGTGGGACGCTCACCGCCGGGCGAACCTCACCATCTTCGGCCACTATCACACGTGGGGCTGGCTGCGTGGCGGGCGGTACGTCAGCAACGGCAGCGTGATTGGACACAGTGCATACGCTGTCCACATCAAGGCGAGTCCCGAGCGGCCATGCCAGGGACTCGTCGTGATCGACCACGGACGCAACGAGGTCACGAAAGCCTACCCATTGTTCTGCGACGAAGACTTGAAAAAGGGAAAACCATGACAACGCTTGAAGAAGGCTGCTGCGACGGCGGCAAGTGCCGCCCCCGCGTGCTGACTCCTGTGCATCCCACCTCGCAGGCGTTCTTCGACCTGTGCGATGCACTGAAGGAAATGCACCGGTCCAAGAGTGCCGACTACGGCTGCCCGAGCGGCACCGACCCGCTGGCAAACATTCGCAACGGTGCGAAGTTCGTCGGCATCCCGTCGTGGAAAGGCGCGATGGTGCGGCTCTCCGACAAGGTGACGCGGCTCGCGACGTTCAACGCGACGGGGCGGCTGGAGAACGAATCGCTCGACGACAATTTATTTGACCTCGCCTCGTATAGCCTGCTGGCTCTTTTATTGCACCGCGAGGAACGCGATGCCTGAACGACTGATGAAACTCGACGAAGTAGCGAAATACTTTTCGATGAACTCAAGAACTCTGCGTCGGCTCTGGAAGCGAGGCGAGTTCCCCGAACCGATCCGACTTGGGAAATGCCTTCGGTGGCGTGAGCAGGCGCTCATCGACTTTGTGAATCGCAAACATCAACGGTCGCAATATGAAGCAGCCATACACTGATGACGAGGCCAACGAGGCTCGCTTGTTCGTCGGCCGCCACGGCCCGTCGAACAGTTGGACGGCGACCAACGGCACGGCGGCCAGGATGATCGGCCGCCTGCTCGAAGAACGCGAGCGGCTGCTGTTGCTGCTTGCGAACATTGCACGACCGCAGGAGTAGTGGGCCGGGCGGCGGGTCGAGGCGGCGGGTTTCCCTTCCTTTCCCCGCCGCCTCCCCGTCAGCCGCTAGTTGATTTCCGGCAGCACGTCGCACGGGGCTGGCCCGTTGTCGGTCAGCCTGCGGTCGAGGTACCAACGGTGCGTGATTCGCGGGCTGGAGTGATCAAGCAGTTGCACCGGGTCGCCGCCCCGCGAAGCGTAATGGCTCGCGGCCGAACGACGCAGGGCATGGAACGACAGGTGCCGCCCGCGCCCCAGCCCGGCACGGGCCACGACATCGGCGTACTTCGCCCATAGGAGCGTGCGAGACTTGGGCCACTCCAATAGGTAGTCCTTGCCGCAGGCGAGAGTGAGCAGGCCGCACGTCCGCGGCGACAGACGGTAGATGCGATCCCGCTTGTGTCCCTTCCGGTACTCGGCGAGGACGTGCAGATGCGGAGCCGCGAAGTCGCCGGGACGGCAGGCTAGCACCGCCCCGATGCGTTCCGCTGACTCCCAGATCACGGAGACGAGGGCCGAGTACCACACGCCCGCCGGAACGGAGCCAACGTACCCCCGCGTCGCGGCGGCGGCACGGTAGATCGCTCCAAGCTCGCCAAGTGTCCACGCTCGCGGCACGCGGTCGGGCAGCGGTGCGGGCGGCACTTCCGGCCGCGTCGTCACAATGCCGCGATCCGCGGCGAACCGCCACAGGCTGCACAACTGGCTCCGCTCTTTCTCGCTGGTGTACGGGCTGCGAGTCGCCGCCCGGTGTTCCAGATACCGCGACAGCGTGAGGTCTGTGAGGTCTTCAACGGTTGGTGGGTATGTGAGCCATTTGCCGAATGCACGGATTGTGCAGCCGTAGAGTCGAGAGGTGTTGGCCGAGCGGCCACGCAGACGCAGCGGGCGATAAAAATTGTCGAACAGATTTTGCAGGAGCATGGTTGTAGTCCTCCGCTCGTATGTAGGTCATGCCTCCTGCGGTGCAACTCCCCCTAGCGCGGAATCCTGTCCCCGCCATTCGACCCCCGGCTGTCCGCAAGGACGGCCGGTTGTCGTATCCCGGAATACTTGAGGAGCCGAAACAATGCAACGCCCCCCCGAATGGATTTCCGTTCCGGTCGCAGCGGAAATGCTTGGCTGCACGGACGTTTGGGTCATAAAGATGGTGCAGGCTGGAACGCTTGAAGGGTTCCGATTGAGCGGTCGAGCGTGGGCCGTCAGCAAAAAGAGCGTCGAGAAGAACCTCCGCGACTACCTGCACCGCGATCCCACTCTCTCGGGACGCAAGCGGTCGAAGCTCGGCTGACCTATTGACAGCGGACTGCACCCGTCCTATGAATGAAGGAGAACGGCCAGATGGGAGACGACGCAGTGGTTTACATCAGCGGTCAGGAAGCGGCGAAGCGGCTCGGCTGCGCGCCGATTACGGTGAGCCGCATCGCTCGCCAGCACGGCATCGGTGTGATCGTTGAGGACGGGCGGCTCGCTGCTCTGGCGACGACCGACCTGCTGCGAATCAAGCCGCTGCTCCACACGACGAGCGGCAACCCGCGATGGATCGCCGCGAAAGGGAAGCGGGCCAAGCGTCGGAAGGCCTAGCGACGCTTTCTCTAGTTATATAGAGAAAAAACAACTGCCCGAAACAGCTTCGCGGCGGCTCGTTTTGTCGGGAGTTGGAGCGAACCGCTTTCGCTGCAATGGGTTAGGTGCCCGAGAAAAGTCCCGCGGAAACTGTTTTTGCCGATCTTTGTTTTGGGTAGGGCCGGGGTACGTGCGTTTTTTGCGTCGCCTTCACTGCGAAGAAGGCCTATATAGATAAAGGGAGTTGACGCGGGTGCGACGATGCCCGCATGGCACGCACTAGAATCCACGTCAACCAGCACGTCATACGGCGCAACAAGCGAGACGGCACCGACGAGCCGCCGCTGACCGTGAAGACGAGCCGCGGCAACACGTACTGCCGGTCGGTCGACCTGCTGGGGCCAAGCCGCGTCGTCTACTCCCCCTGCAAGCCGCTGGCCTGCGGGGCAAAAGTCTGGATTGAGACGGACGCCCCGGTGCTGATGCAGGGGATCGCCCCGCCACCCGCCCCGTAGAACCCTCGTTTTCCCGGCGAAAACAGCCTAAAAAAATATTTTCTGGAGCCTATTGACAGCCGATACCGATAGTGTATAATGGGGGAGTTCGCGGCGGACACCGCGAGCAACGCAGCAAACGGAGAAACGACGATGCAAGCAAACGAAATGACCTTCGGTGTCGAGATCGAAACGACGATGCCCATTGGTTCGGTGCGAGTGGGCGGGCACGGCGACGGCATCCAAGTGCAGTGGCTCCCCCGCGGCTGGCTCGCCGACCGCGACCCCTCAATCATCTACGACGCCGAGACGCAGATTCAGTGCGAGTTTGTTTCCCCCATCCTCAAAGGTGCCGAAGGCCTGCGGCAACTCTGCGAAGCGGTCGCGGAGATCAAGCGTCGCGGCGGCAAGGTCAACGACTCCTGCGGCATTCACGTCCACGTCGGCTTCGACAAGAACGACACGAAGGCGGTTGACCGCCTGCTCGCTCTTGTCGCCAATCACGAAAAGGCTATCTACGCCGTGACCGGCACGAAAAACCGCGAGCGTGGCGTCGGCAGCCGCCGCGGCACCTGCTGGTGCAAGAGCGTCAAGCGGTTCGGCTCCGCTGCCGCTGCTCGGGTCTCGTATAGCGGCCCCGCCGCCGACCGCTACCACGTCGTCAACTTGACGACCGAACACCCGACCGTCGAGTTCCGTCCGTTCTCCGGCTCGCTGAACAAGACGAAAATCTGCGGGTTCGTGCGGCTGTGCGTCGCTCTCGCGGAGAAGGCACTCAAGGCGAAGAAGGCCTGCCGCTTCAACAGCCGCTCGGCCTGCTGGCGTGCGAGCCGCGGCGAGGGACAGGCCGAAGTGACCCGCCTGTTCTACGACCTCAAGTGGTGGAACACCGAAGGCATTGTCGGCAGCATCGAAGGCGAAGGAGTCCCGACGCTCGCGGAGTCGAAGAAGGTTCTCCGCAAGATGGCGAAGCAGTACGACAGCCAGCCGTAATTGTTTGGGTAGGGAAACTCTCGCGGCAACTGGGCCGCGAGAGACAGACGATCACCAACACACAAAGGAGCAAGTCATGTGCGGAATTTTTGGATACGTTGCGAAGGAGAACGAGCCGGTCGACCTTTCGATCCTGCGTCGGATCGCCACGATCACGGAGACCCGCGGGCCTCACGCGTGGGGCCTCGCATGGGTTGACGGTCGCGGCCGGATGCACAACTACAAGCAGCAGGGCAGGATTGTTTCGGCTCTTGGCTTGCTGGCAATGGCGAAGGGGGCGAGAATGTTGATCGGCCATTGCCGCTGGGCGACGCACGGCGACCCGAAGAACAACCTCAACAACCATCCGCACGACGGCGGCGACGCGTGGGTGGTTCACAACGGGGTCATCGGCCACTACCAGAACATCGCCGAGAGGCATGAGCTAACCATGCGGACCGACTGCGACAGCGAGGTGCTTGGGCTGATGCTCCAGAAGTTTGGCGGCAAGCCGATGGCAAGAGCGAGGCGGGCCTGCGAGGAAGCAATGGGCGTCTCTCCGTTCGCCACGATGATGCTCTGGCCCGACCGGATGATCGCGGCGAGAGCGAACGGGCAACCGCTGCACGTCGGCGAGACCCGCGGCGCGTACTACCTCGCTTCGCTTGGGTTTGGACTCCCCGGTTCGGTGACGCAGTTCACCGAAGGTCAGATCGTCGAATACGCCTGAAAGGAACCGACCGTGAACAATCAATCGCAAGTCTCAACGTGGCACTGCCCGGGATGCGGGGTGGAACTCAAGGCGACCGGCAGCGTCGAGATCGAAGGCTCGACGCTGCCGGTGTTCCAATGCGACAAGTGCGTGACGCGGAAGCCGGTGTTCGGCGAAATGTTCGACGTGGCCCTCACGTTCGCGGTGAACGCGGCGGGCCAGCCCATCGACGTGGCCGACGACGAGTTGCTGTGACCGCGTTTTCCCGGCGAAAACAGCCTAAAAAAATATTTTCTGGAGCCTATTGACAGTGCATACCGATAGTGTATAATACAGGGGTCAACGCGGCGGACACCGCGAGACGCCAACAACGGAGAACACGACGATGACCAATCGCAAAATCGAACGCATCGCAGCCACCGACGTGCAGGACGGCGACATCATCTTCACCTACGGCTATCGGTGCCGTGCCAGCGGGTGCCACGATTCGACGGCAGGCGACGGCCAGAGGGTTCGCACGTTCATCCTGACCAGCGAACCGGATGCGCTCAACGGCCAACGGCTGACCGGCGGCTTCAACGGTGGCCGGTACGGCGGCAACGCCCGCGCGACTTATGGCCGCGAGGTTGTGCCGCACACGGTCGAGGGCTGATTGTTCGGCTAACCCAACCCCGCCGCACAGTGCGGCGGGGTTCTACGGACTCAAGACTACGGAGACACGAACCATGATGGCGACCGCAAAGATCAACGCGAGGCAACGGGCAGCACTTGCCGCGTTTGCCACCTACAACGAGACGGGATGGCCCGAGGGTGTGATGCGATGCACTGGCATCGCCTTGCTTGATCGCGGTCTGATCGAGGTTGTTTCATCGACCGGCCTCCAGTACGCCAGCGACTACGTTCCCAACTTCTGCGGCAAGGGCTACCACGTTCGCCGCACCGCGTACTGCGTGACGCGGTACGCCTTGACCGACGCTGGCCGCGCAGCGATCAACGGCTGATTGTTCGGATACCCGTGCTGCGGGCGTTCCGCAGCACGGGCTGGGACGATAGGACTTCAACGGAGGACGGGACGATGAACACGATGTTTGAGCACTGCGGGCTAATCATTGCGGTGAAGCGTGGCGACCGCACCATTATCCGGTGCCGCGCTGCCGTGACTGATCTTGGCGACGATGAGACGCTCGCGAAATTTGTTGCGAGGCACGGGGGCGATGACGGCGTGGCCGAGTACCTTGCCGATTGCTTGCGGAAGGCGGTGCAGTCATGACCTACGCCGAACACGTTGAAACGTTGCTTGTGGAGCACTGCATCGCGGCTGATTGGCGGGATCGCACAGCGGCCCGGTCATGGAGAAAAACGAAGCGTGTTCGGCTGGAGCGGGTGCGTGGTGCAAGCACTTACGCTATCGCACTCCATGAGATAGGCCACGTTGTCGGCCCGCAGGCCGGTAGGCGGCTCGACAAGGAAGCGCAGGCGTGGCGGTGGGCCGAGGAGAACGCGATGGAATGGACGGACGGCATGGCCCGTGTCGCGGCGCGGTGCATTGAAACCTATCTCAAGTGGTGCGAGCGGAGACGTGGCGTGTGGGTGCCGCCGAAGAATCACGACTCGCGGCGGCTCGCGGCTTTGCGGGCGGGGGTGCAGTCATGACCCACAAAGTTGCCTACCGCGTCGTCGAGACGCTTGACCCCCGCCGCCCCGGCGAGCGGTGGTTTGAAATCTGGAGCAGCAATCCCGCGACCGGGTACCAGTGGCTCGTCGGCGTCTACGACTCGCAGGAGCGGGCGGCTGAACTGGTGAAGCACTGGCAGGAGGCAGAGGCATGAGCAAGCCAACGCTCTACATGATCTCGTACCACGAAGAAGACTCGCCGAGCGGCACCACCTGCGAGTGGTTCACAACGTTCAACAAAGCAATGAAGCGGCTGCGGCAACTCAAGTTGTCCGACAGCCACGAAGTCAGGGTGATCGAAGCGGAGCGGACGAAGGTCGGGCTTGTGGAGTTCTTGAATACGTACGGAAAGAACGGGTGATCTATGCTCCGCGACCTACTCCGCACCGTGTGCTTCATCGCCGTGATGGCAGTTGCGTCGTCGCTCATCATTGAGACGCGGCTCCAACTCGCCGCCATCGACACCGCTCACCGGCAGGCAATGCAGCCGATGGCAACCCTGCCGGTACCGCAGCCCGCCCCGGCCTCGCCGCCTGGGCGGCTGCGGGCATTCGGGCGGGCCGTCCTCGACCTCGCGGACGCGGGGCTGGGGGTGATCCGGTGAAAAACGCCGGGAAAAACACAGAAAAAAATATTTTCTGGAGCCTATTGACAGTTGCTACCGATAGTCTATAATGCCAACATGACGCAGCGGACACTGCGGCAGACGACGAAACGGAGAACGAACGATGACCCGCAAGATCAAGAACCCGGTGGTGGTGACGCTCAGCAAGACGCTGGCGAACAAACTGGTGGACGTGCTGCTGGCGGCTGGCGAGGATCGGCTCGCGACGCTGGTGGGGGACGAGGTCGAGGGGCAGGCGACCGGCTGGGTGACGCTTGAGTTGGCCCGCAAGGACGGCCTCGCGATCCAACGCGAAGCCCTCAACGACATTCAGATGGGCGGCGTGAAACTCACCGCCCGCACGCACGACCAGATTGAGCAGGCGTTCTTTGCTGCGTGGGCCGCTCGGCTGCGTCGCAGCGTCGGTGAGTGATTGTTCGGACTTCCAAACACCTTCAAACGGAGAGCAAGACCATGACCACGAACGACAAAGAGTACGGCCAATACTGGGACGACGCTGGCCGGTACAAGGCGGCTGCGGACGAACTGTCGAAGCGGATTCCAATGAGCGGTTCTGTTGCGGAGCCCCGCGGGAACCGGATGCTTGAGCGTTACCGAAAGGCTGTCAACTGCTACTACGACCTCTACAACAACGGCCTTTGCAACCGCTCGGCTGAGTTTCGCCAAGTGTTCGGCAAGTTTGGGATCAGTGCATCGCAGTACCGCTACCACTACAGGCATCGTGGGCGGCGAATCAACTGCATCGACTTCAAGGCGATTGCCCCGCCGGTCGAGGCGGCGATGGACTCCATCATCCGCGACGCCGCACTGGAGCAAGGGCTGTGGCAGTTGATCCTTGACGTGGATCACAACTACGCGACCGCTGCCAAGTGACACTGCGGCCCGGCCGCGTTGGCCGTGCCGCTGGACTGATTGTTTAGGTTCGACAACTAACGGAGGACTCTGATCATGGCTCACGAAATTGACTTCACGACGCAGGCTCAAGGCTCGGCGATGTTCGCCTACAAGCCCGCGTGGCACGGGTTCGGCACGGTGGTCGCGCAGGCTCAGACTTCGGTCGATGCCCTGCGGATCGCGGGGCTCGACTGGGACGTGCAGTTGACCGACCTCGCGGCGATCATGCCCGACGGCACGCACCAGCCCATTGACACGCACCGGGCGACGATGCGGACGGACACCGGGGCCGCACTGGGGGCGGTCGGGATGCGGTACCAGCCGCTCCAGAACCGCGACGCCTTCGCGTGGATGGATGAGGTCGTTGGCGAGAAGTTGGCGATTTGGGAGACGTGCGGCTCGCTCCGCGGCGGCAAGGACGTGTGGATGCTCGCGAAGCTCCCCGGCCATATCGAAGTCTGCGACCGGGACGTTCTCGACAAGTACGTGCTGATCACGAACAACCACGCTGGCACCGGAGCCGTGCGGCTGTTCCCGACGAGCGTGCGAGTGGTGTGTGCGAACACGCTGCGGCTGGCGATCAGTGCGGTGGACAGCAACAAGTCCGACGCGGGATTGCCGCTCGGCCTCAAGTTGTTTCACACCGCTGGGAGCCTCGGCAAGCGGGTGCAGAAGGCGAAGGAACTGCTCGGCATCATCCACAACAGCCACGACGAGTTTGCGGAAGCGGCTCGGGCGATGCTGGCGAAGCAGATGAACACGCAGCAGGTCAGCGACTACTTCGGCGGGCTGGTCGAAAACCGCAGCGAGCGAAGCCGCGGCAAGGTGCTGACGCAGTTGTGGGATCGGTTCGCCCTGCCCACGAACGAGGGTGGCTACAAGTCGAACGTGTGGACGGCCTACAACGCCGCGAGCGAGTGGGCCGACCACGAACTCCGCGTCACGGGCCGCGGTGAAAAACGAATGGAGCGGAAGTTCCGTTCCTGCCTGTTCGGTTCGGCCCACTCCTTCAAGGAGCGTGCCTGGGCGAGTGCAGTTGAGTTGGCGGTCTAGTCCCCCGCCTGACGCCGCCGCAAGGCGGCAGTCGCCGGGGCGGGCGGGTACCTCCGTTCTCCCGCCCGCCTCGGCTCTCTTTTTCAAACCGAACGGAATCACAGGAGCAACAAGTCATGGACGCAGGCGAGACGGTGTACCGCCCCTACGTGGGCACGATGGTAAGCGACCTCGGTGGGATCGTGACGTATGTCTACGAAGGCACGGTGACGGACATCATCGCGGACGGCGACCCGCTGGTGCGAAGCGGCAGCGGCACGTTGTCAAAGGTGTCGGAGGGCTGGTACGCGACGCGAACAGACGCCAACCGGGCGATGGCAACGGCACTGACCGAGATCGCTCGCGGCATCCATGAGCAGATCGACGGGCTGCGGACGCAACTACGAAACGAGGTGACGGCATGACGCACACGCTCACGCTCACCGACGACAACGACGACCTGCGGCTGAACTGCTGCGAAGTCGAAGTCGAGATTACCTACGACCTCGACCCCGGCGACCCCGGTTGCTGGCGGGACGCCAACGGCGACGGCTGGCCCTCGACGCCACCGACTGCGGACGTTCGCAAGATCACGGTCAAGGAAGTCACGTCGGCTATCGGCCTGCCACGCCCGGTGACGCTCGGCGTCTTGGACGAGGTACACACGTGGGCCGACAACCAGATCGAAGCGAAGTGGGAGGCAATCGAAGCCGACCTCTTGCAGCAGGAGGACAACTGAAATGGCATGGCACGATTCGTTCGACCGCATGAAAATGCGACCGCATATCCTTGTCGTCTGCCCGCAGGCCGTTGCTCCCGCATGGGAGAAGGTTGTCGCGGGAGCTGCCCGCGGCGACTTCACGCCGTGGCGTCACCAGAGCGAGGCAGCGGCGTGGGCCGCGAAGCGGCACGCGTCAATGCTGGCCCTTGATATGGGCACGGGCAAGACGCTCACCGCATTGCTCGCCCTTGGGCTGCTTGGCAAGGCGATGGAAACTGTGCTTGTGCATTGCGGCACGTCAGCCAAGCGGGCTGCGAGACTACAGCAGGCATTGCAGACGGCGGGCAACAAGACGCTGATTGTCGTGGTGAATTACGACTCGGTGTGGCGTGGCGAGCTGAGCAAGGTAATCGAATCAACAAAGTGGTCGGCTATTGTTTTGGACGAAAGCCACCGCATTAAGTCGCCTTACGGAAAGGCATCGAAGTGGCTGGCGCGGCTGGCTGCAAAGCACGATCACGCGAAGCGACTGGCGCTCACGGGGACACCGATGCCGCACTCTCCGCTCGACTTGTGGGGGCAGTTCAACTTTCTTGACCGCGTTGTGTTTGGCACTTCCTACGTTGGGATGCGGAGGCGATATGCAGAATGCGACCGGCTGTTTCCAAGCAAGGTCAGGGCGTGGCTGAAACAAGACGAACTGGCAGCGAAACTTGACGCCCACTCGTGGCGAGTGACGGCCGACGAAGTGCTGGACCTCCCCGATGCGATTCATGAAACGATCCCGGTGCCGCTGTCGCCCGCGACGATGAAGTTCTATCGCCAGTTGGAAAAAGAGATGACCGCGGAGATTTCGGCGGGGACGGTCACGGCGGCGAACGCCTTGACCAAACTGTTACGGCTGCAACAAGCGACGAGCGGCTACGCCCGCACTGAGGAGTCGGGTACGGTGCTGATCGACGGGATGCCGACCAAGCGGGCGGTGCTGGAAGATCGGTTGTCCGACCTGCCGGTGACGGAGCCGGTCGTCGTGTTTTGCCGGTTCCGCTCTGACCTCGACGACGTGGCCGCGGCGGCCCGCGAACTGGGCCGCGAGTATGCGGAAGTCAGCGGCGAGCGGAAGGACTTGGAGCGGTGGCAGGCGGGCGACGCCGTGATTCTTGGCGTGCAGATCCAATCGGGCGGCGTCGGCATCGACCTCACGCGAGCGGCCTACGCGGTCTACTACAGCCTTGGATTTTCATTGGGCGACTACGAGCAATCGCTCGCCCGTCTGCGGCGACCGGGGCAGACGCGGTGCATCCGCTACTACCACCTCGTCGCCCCCGGCACGGTCGATCAACAAGTCTACGCGGCATTGAAGGAGCGTCGAAGCGTTGTCGAGGCGGTGCTGCAAAACCTGTCTCCGAGGAAGGAGTCGGTAGCATGAGTTCAGTTGAATCCCAGCCGGTCCAGTTGGCCGCGATTCTGGAACGCGTCGCGTCGTTGCAAGCCGAGAAGGATCGGATCGCCAACGAGGCGAAGAAGATCAACAAGGCTCTCGACGAGGCCGAGCAGTTGGCGGTCGAGCAGTTGGCCGCGTCGGGCCTCGACGGCGTGCGGGCCGCTGGCAAGTCGTGGTACGTGCGGGAGTTTTTCAGCGTGTCGGTGCCGACCGAGAACCGCGAGGCCGTGGTCGAAGCGGCCGAGTCGGCGGGCCTCGACGACTTGATCGCGGTGAACACCACCACGCTCAAGAGTTGGCTGATTGAGCAGCGGGGCGGCGACGGCACGGCGGATTCCGCGCTGGCCGACGGCACTCCGTTCGCGGGTCTGGTTCGTGAATTCCGTGAGATGCGGCTGTCGCATCGGACGTTGGGTTGATTGTTTAGGTACGTTTCGTTTCTCTTTTCCACTTCAAGAAAGGATTGGTGGTTTGATGGCTCCTACTGGCGAACTCATCACGGGTGCAGCCGAGAGCAAGTTCCTTGCGTTGCGTCCCGACTCGGACGTGCGTGAGGCTCTGATGGCGAACCTTGGGCCGGGCGAGTCGTTGCTCGCGTCCGACCTCCCACGCGTCTCGACGCCTGCGGGCGGCGGGAAGGTTTGGTCGTGGACGGACTCTGGCAATAACGAGCAGAGTGCCAAGTCCATCGACGGCATACTCGTCTACTACGGCGTGCGTGGCACGTTGTGGGGCAGCGAGGAGCCGCAGGGCAAGGCGTCTCCGGTGCTGGTGTCCTATGACCTCATGACCGCGGTTCGGGTCAACGAGGACATCGGCGACCTCGACGCCGAGGTGCTGGAATCGTGCCGCACGGGCGACCGCACCTACGATTGGACGAGATTGCCCTACAACCAGTACGGCACGTCGAAGTCCGGTCGCGGCAAGCGGTGCAAGGAGTCTCGCCTGCTGGCGATCCTCCGCGCCGACGAGGCGTGGCCGCTGCTGGTCACGGCGGGGCCGGGCAGCCTCAAGACGGTGACGCCGTTCGTGAAGCGTTTGTCGGTGCCGCACTACCGGGCGATGGTCAGCCTGACCCTCGACCGGGTGGAAAATGCGGGCGGGCAACCGTACTCGCAGATCGTGCCGAAGTTTCTCGGCGCGATCACGAAGGAAGAAGGCGACATTGTGCGGCGGCTCTACACCGAGCCGCTGTCTCGCGTCGCCACGCAGATCGACGTACCGCAGGATGCGGCGTAGTCAGGGAAAGGCTCGTCGGTCGTATGCCCCCGCGTCGTGTGGAGACGCGGCGCGGGGGCTTTTCTTCACCACTCACGGAGGTTCTGGCGATGAGCAACGTATTGGCGGCTTCCTACACGCGGCTGGGCTGGCATCTGGTGCCGCTCTACGGCGTGGTCGAGCCGGAAGTCTGCACCTGTTGGAAGGGCCGCGACTGCGGCACGCCGGGCAAGCATCCGTCGGGCGGCGACGCGTGGCACCTGTCCGCGACGAACGACGAGGAAGAAGTCTTGTCGTGGTTTGATAGCGGCAGGCCGGTGAACGTCGGCCTGCTCCTTGGCCCGAAGTCGGGCGTCATCGACGTGGAACTGGACGGCGAGGATGCGAAGGCGGCGTGGGAGGACTTGGGCCTTGGTGAAATCTGGACGCCAACCTACCGGGCCGGGCGTGGCCCGCATCGGCTGTTCAAGTGGCAAGAGGACTTGCCCGCGGTCGCGGTGCGGAAGGTGCTGGGGATCGAAGTACGGATCGGCAACGGCGGCAAGGCCGCGCAGTCGGTCGTGCCGCCCTCGACGCACCACACGGGCGTCCGCTACGAGTGGGTGCCGGGGTTGTCGCCCGACGACGTGGAGCTTCAGCCGCTCCCCGAACGGCTGCTCTCGCTGCTTTGGAACGACGACGGGCAGACGCAGCGGATTGCCCGCTCGCCCGCCCGCGAGATGCTGCACCGACCGGTCGCCAGCGGCGGTCGCAACAACGAACTGCACCGCTTCGCCATCGCGGAAGCGTTCCGCTCAGGGCCGAACCTCGACAACGAGCGGGAGCAGCAGGACTTGCTGCTCAAGATTCGGGCTGTGAACATGATCCAGTGCAAGCCGCCGCTCGAAGACTCCGAAGTCGTGGGGCTGTACCGCTCGGCAATCGCCTACGTCCGCAAGACGCGTTCGGCGGGGCTGGCAACCGAAGCGGCGATTGCCGCCGCCGACTCGGCTCCGCTGCCCGTACCCGCAGCGAGGCAGCCGGGGCTGGCCCCGACGGGATGGCAGCGGGTCTTTACGGAGATCGGTTTGTCGCACGCACCGCTGGTACCGGACACGGACAGCGATCCAGAGTGGGGGCCGGGCGAATGGAACCTCACGGTCGTCCACTCTGACCCGATTGAGTACCGCCTCCACGTTCCGCACTGGCGGGAGATGACCGCCGACAAGACGGGCAACGTCACGCTCACGGTAGACCAATACCGCTCGGCGTCGAAGGTCGCGGCGCAGGTGCTGGCCGCGACGGGCCGCGTGATGCTCGACGACGACCCGAAGCGGTGGAAGCAGATTTGGGACGGCGGCTACAAGGTGCGGGACAACGTGTCGGCGGGCGACCGGGCGACGAAGCGAAACGCACGCGGGGTCAAGGCGAAGCTCCTCGACAACGCGGGCGAGGAGTGGCCGGGAGCAAGCAGCCTGCGGTACGTGCTTCTGGCCTCATGGCTCTACGACCGGCTGGCTCAGGCTGCCCAGCCGTCCGACGACGACATTCCCGACCCAACGGGCCGGGCCGCGTGGCGGGCCGACGGCACGCTCTGGTTTGCGTGGGGAAAGATTTGGGAAGACATCGAACGGCAGCACCGCGTCGAGACCGGGGAGCGGTTGGCCCTCAAGAGGCGTCTGCTTGCCCGCATGGGGGCGTCGGAGGATTTCCGGCATGAGGAACACCGCCACCTCGGCGGTGCCCGCAAATCGTACGTGGTGTGGTCTAGGAGGGAATTCGCGGTGCTGGAGGATATGGCGGCGACGCTGACGACCGCTGGGCCTCCCGCGTTGCCCCCGACGCAGCCCGCCGGGGAATCGGTCTAGTTATATGGGAAATTTCAACGTGCCCAAAACACCTTCGCGGCAGCTCGTTTTCCCGGCAAAGTGCGTTTGGTGCCGTAAAAACAAGTGCGAAACGTGCCGGGAAAATTGGCGGGAAAACTGTTTTTGCCGGGAGAACTTTTGGGCGGGTCACTCGACTCGCGGCTGCACGGGATTCAAGGAGGCAATCTAGTGAAGATAGCGAGACTCATTGGTGCGGCGGGCAGCGGCAAGACGACCGAACTGCTCAACATCATGGAGGGGGCGTTGCCCAAATTGGGCGGCAATCCCCTGCGGCTTGGCTTCGCCAGTTTCACGCGGGCTGCACGGGCCGAGGCCGTGAGCCGGGCGGCGGCGGCGTGGAACGTCCCGCCGTCGCTGCTCGACGGCGAAGGGTGGTTCCGCACCGTTCACTCGACGGCTCGCCGCTGCTTGGCGTTGGAGCCGGGTCAGTTGATCGGCAATGCCGTGGCCGACACCGAATGGATCAGCAACGCGCTCGGCGTGAAGGTGTCGACCTCCATCGACGAGGACACGGGGCGGCAGAAGTTCGTCGGCGGGCAGGAGGGGGCCGCGTTGACGTGCTGGGATCGGGCGAGGAACACGCTCCAACCGCTCAGCGAAGTCGTGCGGAAGATGCGGCGGCTCGACGACGACGTGCCAGACTACGCCGCGGTAGTTCGGATAGCCGAACGGTACGAGATGGCGAAGCGGCTGGAGGATCGGCTCGACTTCTCCGACTTGCTCCTGCGGTTCTCAGGCTTCCGGTTGCACGCGGTCGATGGCGTCGAGCGAACGGAACCGGAAGGCACGTTGCCCGACGTGTCGGCGTGGCTGTTCGACGAGCAGCAGGACGCCAGCCCGCTCCTCGACGCGGCGTGCAAGCGGCTCGTCTCCGCGGAGTCGGTGAAGTGGTGCTACGTCGTGGGCGATCCATTCCAATGCCAGCCCGCCGGAACGCCGGTACTGACCGCCAGCGGATACAAGCCTATCGAAGACCTCGACCCCGAACGTGACTGGTTGATTGCATACAACAAAAAAGACGGACGCTTTTACGGTACGGGTGGCGGCACGCGGTTTCAAAAGGCGAGCCGAGTAGTTGATTCGGGTTCGCTGATTGAGGTGACGTTTTCCGACGGCACCAAGTCCGTCTGTACGACGAACCACAAATGGCTCGTTCGCACCAACCGAGGCAACGTCTACGCGACCTATCTCATGCGAAAGGGAAGCCGCTGGCGAATCGGCACGGTGCAGATGTTCGCCAACGGGAGTGCCGCCACGTCAGCCAAGAACGGCGACTTCCGGCTCAAGATGCGAATGAATCAAGAGGATGCCGACGCGGCGTGGGTGCTGCGGACGTTTGGCTCCGACCGCGAGGCCCGGCTGTACGAGCAGATTGCGTCGTTCAAGTACGGCATCCCGCAAGTGACATTCCGGCCCCCGCACGGCAAGACATACCTGGATCGCGAGTTTATCGACGCAGTGTTTCACGCTCTCGGTGACCTGTCCACAAATGCCGACCGCTGCCTGTCCGATCACGGTCTCGACGGTATGTTTCCGTTTTGCTCTAAGGCCGACCGCAGCAAAAACGGAAGCAAGGCGTGCCGGTTCCTTCACGCGGCGAACCTTTTGCCCGGCGTTCACGTCGTCCCGAAGCTCCTCGACGGTTACTTTGATCGTGCCGCACGCGGCAGCGGCGACCGCCGCGGCCACAGAAGCGTCGGCAAAACGGTCGAATGGGTGGGCGTGGCGGCGGTGCGGCGGCTGGAGCCGGGAGAGGCGGTTCGCGTCTACAGCCTGGAAGTCGAAAAGCATCACACCTACGTCACGACCAACGGCGTCGTGACCGGCAACTGCATCTTTGGCTTCGCGGGATCGTCGGCTGAGTGCTTCCTGGGGTGGCCTGCGGAGAAGGAACGGACGATGCCGAAGTCGTACCGCTGCCCGAAGCCGATCCTTGAACTGGGCGAGCGGTGCCTGCGACGCATGTACCGCGGGTACTTCGACCGCAAGGTCGCACCGGCCGACCATGAGGGGCAGATATTCGACTGCGAGACAGAACTTCCATTCATCCGCGCGAGGCCAGACGAGGAGTGGCTGTTTATCGCTCGCACGAATTATGAAGCGAATCGGCTCTACGCCAGCCTGCACGCGTCGGGCAAACCCGCGAAGTGGGTCACGCAACAGGAGGGGGCGACCTCGCGCGGCACGGGCCTCGCTGCCCTCTATGCGCTGGAGAAAGGCAAGCACGTCAGCGGCAAGGAGTGGTCGCGGGCGATTGAATTGTTGCCATGCACAAACAAAGACAAAGAGCCGATGCTGGCACGCGGCGTGAAGACCGGCTGGGCGAAGAAGCACGCCGACGAGTGGGACGTGATCTTCTCCGACGACTTGACGAAGGTCGGTGCGACCGAGCCGCTGATGGAGAAGATTCGCAGCGGCAGGTGGTGCGGCCTCGTTGACCGAGGCGAGGAGTGGCGGCGGCACGCGGAGCGGTGGGGGCCGGAACTGGTCGCCAACACGAAGATTCGCGTCGGCACGATCCACTCGGTCAAGGGTATGGAAGCCGACAACGTGGCGATGCTCACGACGGTCGGCAAGCGGGTCGAGCAGGGCCGCGAGGACGACCGCGACCAGCACGACGAGGAGTGCCGGATTGCCTACGTCGGCGTGACGCGGGCGCGGCGAAATCTTTACATCGTCAACGAGGGGCGGCACGGCAAGCCGGTGCCCCGCATGGAGGTGTTGTGATGACGGATGATAATCACCTCGCCTGCGCGTTCAAAAGCGAGCTTCAACATTTGAAGTCTCATCGCAGCGATTGCAACGATGCACAACACGGCGAACAAATCGAACAGGACATAAGAGCAACGAAGCGTTGTCTATACAAGGCGATTCACGGCCATTGGTTTGATTGTGATCTACCCGACAACTGGGAGGGCGATTCATGATCGCCTTCCACCCCCACCCCGAACCCTGCTACCGCTGCCACGCGACGCGCTGGGAAGCCATCGACACCCGCATGGTGCGGGAGCGAGGCCGCAGCGTGCCGCATGACGTGGTGGAGTGCTGCTTCTGCGGCGTGATGGTGCTGGCCGAGCCAGCCGCCGTGCCGGTCGCGGTGGTGAAGCCGCAGGCCGACCGCTTGGAGTTCCGCTTCCAGTTCGGGCGGTTCCAAGGCATGACGTTCGCGGAGGCCGACGCCGAGCCAAACGGGCGGCGGTATCTCGAAGTGCTACGCGACACGAACGACAAACTGCGGGACCGCATCACGGAGTATCTAAACACCGCCGCACCCTCGGCGTAGTGGCTGCTCATCGTCAGCCACACGGGTCGCCCTGCCAGCGGTGGCGTGTAACACTGGCCTGCCATGGATGGCTCCATGCTGCCGCCCCGCCGCCTCCTCCACGCGGCGGGGCGGTTTGCTTGACAGCGTTGGTCAAGTGGCCGCATGAGCGTTGCCACTCTCGCCCGCAAACCGCAGGGCCACGACGAGCTTCTGGCCCCCGACGAGAATCCGTTCTCGACGAACAAGGTCACGGGGCATTCGCTGAACTTCCCGATCATCGGGACGTGTACGCCGAGCGTCGTCTGTGCCGAGACGTGCTACTTCGCCAAAGGCCCAGCGACGTGGAACGCCAGCCTCGCCAAGCAGCACCGGCTGCTCAACTCCCTGCGGGCCGACCCGCACCGGCTCGCGGGCAGCATCGCGGCGTGGGCCGTGCGGCTCCGCTTGACGTATGTCAGGTGGTGCGGCGGCGGCGACCTTGTTGCCGAGACGCCCGCGTGCATTGATTCCGTAGCAACAATCTTGAGCGACGTCCCGCAGTGGGTGGTCAGCCGCAAGCCGGAAGTCGCCGCGACGCTCACGCCCCGCCCCAACGTCTACCTGCACTTGTCGGTCGATAAGAGTTCGTGGGAGCGGCTGGAGCGGTTCAAGCAGATCGCCCCGGCGGGGCTGCAATGGTTTCATTCGTACCAATGCGACCGCGGCGAGGTGCCGCTAGCAGCGATAGCACCGGTCATTTTTCGAGACGGATATGACCTTGACGGAATGGAGCCGGTCGATCACGATTGTCCGCTCAACCTGAGCGAGTCGATTGTTCGGGTATGTGAATCGTGCCGCCGGTGCTTCAACGGCGACGCGGTAGCAAGGGCAAAGGAATGCCACGCGAATCCAGCATCGTAGCGTCGATTGTTCGGGTAGCCGAATCACTGGGCTGGAAGCCCATCAAGATTCACGGCGGGCCGTACCAACTCGCGGGCCTGCCCGACTTGCTGTGCCTTCAGAAAGGCCACGCGGTGTGGCTGGAAGTGAAGCAGCCGGGCAAGCACCCGACCGAGATTCAACGCCGTCGCATGAATGAATTGGAAACGCGGGGAGGAACCCCGTGCCACGTCGTCACCAGCAAGGAGGAAGCGTATGCGTGCTTACGAACTCATGCGGAAGGTTTCGGTTGGCCCGTTGACGATACGCCTGTGGGTCGCGGCCGACGACGGGCTGTGTGAGGAGTGCGAGGAACGAGCCGACGAGCTGGCCCTGTGTGCCGCGACGTTGGCCGACGAGGACGACGTGCCGATGCTGCTTGCCGAGAAGTTGGCGAACACGCTGCAAGGACTGAACGCGGTCGAGGTGCTGGACGCTCAAGGTGACGGGGGGATGGTTCGTGACTATTGAGCAAATCGTCTGCGTTTCTATCGGTGCAATACTCCACGCGGCGACGTTCGCCGTGGGTGTTCTGGCTGGTATTTCCATGAGTCGAAAGGAAGTGAATCATGGCCGCGACAGCAACCCGAAAGCGTACAACCACTGGCACGACGTTGAGCGTCGATGACGTTCGCAGGGCGATCCACGCCGTCGAGAAGGCGGTGCCGACCCGCTCCCCGAAACCGATCCTCACGAACGTGCTGGTCGGCAACGGCGTCATGGTCGGCACCGACCTTGAGATTCGCGTCGAGGCTCCGCTCCCCGGCATGGACGACGTGACGCTGCTGCCGTTCGGCAGGCTGCAATCCATCGTCGGGAACATCACCGCCGACGAGATGACGTTCCAGATCGACGGCGACCACTGCCGTATCTCCGCGGGCAAAGGCAGTTGGACGCTTCCCACCGAGGACGCTGCCGAGTTCCCAGCCGTGGCCGACGCCTACACGCGGCCGATTGCCCACCTTCCGGCTGACCAGTTGTGCGGCCTGCTGCGACCGATCCTGTGCGTGCCTGCGAAGCAAGGCTACGGCATGGGCGGGATTCAAGTGGAGTTCCGCGACGGCACGCTCTACTTCGTGGCGACGGACGGCAAGCGGATGGCCGTCACCGAGTGCGATATCGACCAAGCGACGGACGACGCCGCGGCGTTGATTCCGCAGCGGGCGATGGAGATTGTGCGGCGGGTCGCGGCAACCGGCGAGTCGGTGCAGTTCGAGACGACCGGCTCCGAGGTGGTCGTGACCGTCGATTCGACGGTCGTGCGGGCGACGTTGCTGGCCGGGCAGTTCCCCAAGTGGAGCCTCGTCGAGCCGGATCACGACGGGCCGCACTCGTTCGCCAACGCGGACGACTTGCTGCGGGCGTGTTCGATGGCGGCGGTCTGCACCAGCGAGACGAGCAAGGGCATCCGGTGGACGGTCGCGGACACCGGGATCACGCTGCGGAGCAAGTCGCAGGAGTACGGCGAAAGCGAAGTGACGTGCGGCCTGCTGGAAGCAGGCACGCCGGGGAGCTTCGTCATCAACCCGGTCTACGCGATTGAATGGCTCAACAAGATCGACGGCGCGGAAACGGTGAGCATTGAGTTCAAGAACGGCGACAGTGCCATGCTCCTGCGAGCCGACACCGCCCGCATCACGATCATGCCGCTGGCCGACGGCTGAAAGATTTGACACGCACGGCACACTCCTTGGGTTGGTTTCCTCAACCCAAGGAGTTGTGCTATGCGTTTTGCGTTCGTCGTCTTTCTCGCTCTGGCCGCTTCGTGTGCTTACGGCCAGACCGTCGTAGTGCGTGGCCCGGCGGTGATCTCTGCCCAAGACCACGCCACCGTCATCGCCCGGCGTGGGGCGCTGGTGCATAGCCAGTGTTCCCAGACGGAAGGCATCGGCATGGGCAGCACGCCCGAGGCCGCCAGAAGGAACTGCTGCTTCTTCGGACGCAAGCAGATCGTCGAGGAAGGCATCGCCTACTCGCCATCGCGTCGCATGTATTTCGCTGTCATCCGGTACCGCTAAGCAATGGCACCGTGGCTGATCGCCCTCCCGGGCGGCATCTACTTGATCGTCGCGGCCGACCTAGCCCTGCACGGGAAGGCAGGGCTAGGTCTGGCCTATTTGGGGTACGCGTTTGCGTGCGTCGGCCTCTACCTCGCAGCGAGTGGCAAATGATTCTGCATCTTGGCTGCGGCCTTACGCGTCTCGACGGTGCCGTGAACCACGACATCGTGGCACACAGCCCGCACGTGGACGTGGCCCACGACCTC